TTTTTTTTAATATTTATTATTAATAGTAAATTAATATTTATAGTATATAATTTTTCATAATGTATTTAAAACAATTATTAAATAATAAATTTAGTATTATTATTATAATTTTAATAATAATATTAGTAATTTATTATATAAATAATAATATTATAAATCGTGAAGAATTTGAGGGAAATAATAATGTTTTAAATAATAATAATATAAAAAATGCTGTTAATGAATGGATTAATGAAGATACACGTGTGAGTGCTGAAAGTAAATATGGAGGACATATATCAAATTGGGATGTTAGTAAAGTGACAGATATGTCTGAATTATTTAAGGATAAACCTAATTTCAATGAAGATATATCAAAATGGGATGTTAGTAATGTCACTACTATGGAAGATATGTTTGTAAATGCTATAAATTTTAATCAACCTATTGGAAACTGGGATATTAGTAATGGTGAATTAACTAATATTAGTTTAATGTTTTTAGGTGCTACAAATTTTAATCAACCTATTGGTAAGTGGAATGTTAGTAATGTCACTAATATGAATGGAACTTTTAGTAATGCTACAAATTTTAATCAAGATTTATCAAACTGGAATGTTAGTAATGTTAAAACAATTATGTTTATGTTTGGTAATGCTGTAAGTTTTAATCAACCTATAAATAATTGGAATATTAGTAATGTCATTACTATGAATGGAATGTTTGCCACTGCTAAAGCATTTAATCAACCTATTTATAATTGGAATGTTAGTAATGTCACTAGTATGTATGGAATGTTTGCTAATGCTATAAATTTTAATCAACCTATTGGTAATTGGAATGTTAGTAATGTAACTAGTATGGAAAATATGTTTGGTAATGCTACAAAATTTAATCAAGATATATCAAATTGGAATGTTAGTAATGTTAAAACAATGATGGTTATGTTTGCCACTGCTAAAGCATTTAATCAACCTATTTATAATTGGAATGTTAGTAATGTCACTAATATGAATGGAATGTTTATAGGTGCTACAAATTTTAATCAAGATATATCAAATTGGAATGTTAGTAATGTTATTTATATCCACAATATGTTTTTTTCTGCTACAAATTTTAATCAAGATATATCAAATTGGAATGTTAGTAATGTCACTAGAATGGAAAATATGTTTTATAAAACAGGTTTATCAGTTGAAAATATTGATAAAATAAAAGCCAATTGGATTAAATATGAAAATATTAGTAATAAAATTTTAACTTCTAGTTTATTATTAACTTTTACTAATAATTATATTAATATAATATATAATAATATAATTATTCTAGAAAATGACAATTTTAAATTTGAATTTAAAGATAATAAATTACAAAAATGTAATAAATCCACATTAAAATGTGATATATATTTTGAATATGTAGGTGATATTAATCATATTAATTTAATGTTAAGTAATGAAGGTTCTATAAATATTATTGATAAAAAAAATAACGAAATATTATTTACAACTAAAAAAACTAGTATTGAAAACTTTAATGATGTAACTGAAGATACATTATTAAATTTAATATTAACAAATGATGGAGAATTACTAGTAATGGATGAAAACACAATTGTTCATAAAATTATTACTGATAAAGAATTACAAACAACACAACCTTATACAACACAACCCCAAACTACACAACCCCAAACTACACAACCTTATACAACACAACCTTATACAACACAACCCCAAACTACACAACCCCAAACTACACAACCCCAAACTACACAACCCCAAACTACACAACCCCAAACTACACAACCCCAAACTACACAATCAAATGTAAGCAATGATAATCAATTATTATCTAATATTTCAGATGAAACTATTATTTCTTTTTTAAATAGTGGTGTTGATTTAATGAAACTTTATTCTGATAAAAATTATATGTCAGAAAAAGGTATGCATTTTGATTCTCAACTTAAAGGACCCTCTACTAATATATATCAAAAAAATTTTTCAGGAACTTCTAATGTATATTCGCCTTATTTATATTATAATAAAAATAAAAATACACAACCAATTATTACTGAAGAACCTACTACAACAATATATGAAACTTATTAGTATAATAACTAAAATGGTATCGGTATTGATAGTAATAATATAGTATAATAATGTCTAATAATACTGATATAACATTTATTGAAAAATAAAAAAAATCGAAACTAATCGATGTCTTCTCCCCAGATGACAACCTATTTAATTAAACTCTTTAGTTTTAAACTTAATTAAATGGCACTATATGTGCTTATCGATTAAATTACTTTCAGATTTTATGTTTAACTATATAATGATAAAATATTTATTATATAGAAAAACATTTATAATTATAAAAAAATAATAAATCAATTTTTTTTCAACTATTACTTTTTTTGCTTATTTATTTTCATATTTTATTTAATAATTTTTAAATTATTTTAAAATAATTTAATATTTTCGATAGTTGTTTATAATTTTTTTAATTTTTTTAGTGTAAAAAAATAATTATTTAAATGTAACATATTTAATTATATTTTAATTTAATTAAAATATTCAAGTAAAAAATATTTACTTAATTTAATAAACGCTTTACAAACTTTATCAATTTTTATTTACCAACTTTATTTATATTAACTAATTAAAATGGGTGGAGGTCTTATGCAACTTGTCGCTTATGGTGCCCAAGATATTTATCTTACCGGCAACCCTCAAATTACCTTTTTCAAGGTCGTTTACCGTCGTCACACCAACTTCGCTGTTGAATCTATTGAACAAACCTTTAACGGAAGTGCTGATTTTGGCAAACGTGTCACTGCCACCATCTCTCGTAATGGTGATTTAATCCAACAAATGTATCTCGAAGTTGATTTACCTATTGTTGCAGCATCTAATGTCTGGACTTATGGTGTTGGTAATGCTCTTGTCAAACAAGCCGAAATTGAAATTGGTGGTCAACTCATTGACCGTCAATATGGTGACTGGATGAATATCTGGACTGAACTTACCATCCCTGCCGGTAAACGCGATGGTTATGATAATATGGTTGGTAACGATGTAGATGGTGGTGACGCCAATATTCAAACTGGTGGTTTAACATCTACTGATGTTCGACGCCTTTACGTCCCTCTTCAATTCTGGTTTAATCGCAACCCTGGTCTTGCCCTTCCTCTTATTGCTCTCCAATATCATGAAGTTAAACTTAACCTTGAACTTCGTCCTATGAATCAACTTATAAATTTTGAAATTGGTTTAATTCCTGCTGCTACAGGTACTTTTGGTTGCAAACTTTATGTTGACTACATCTACCTTGATACTGATGAACGTCGTCGTTTCGCTCAAGTCAGTCACGAATACCTTATTGAACAAGTTCAATTTACTGGTTCCGAATCTGTTGCTGCTACTGCCACCACCAAAAACGTCACCCTTAACTTTAACCATCCCGTTAAAGAACTTATCTGGGTTAATCACTCTACCATTTTTGGTGCTTCTAATACCGTTGATGGTAACAGATGGTTTAACTATGGTGATAATAATGGCACCACTGATACATTTTCCAAGGGTCTTCTTCAACTTAATGGTCATGATCGTTTCTCTGTCCGCAATGCCGATTATTTCCGTAAAGTTCAAAACTTTGAACATCACTGCCGTGTTCCCCGTGTTGGTAGTGATCTCCATGTTTCTGATTCTAAATTAACTAAGCGCCAACAATTTATCTACTCCTATTCTTTTGCTCTTTCCCCTGAAGAACACCAACCCAGTGGAACCTGTAATTTTTCACGTATTGATAACGCTGTTCTTCAACTTACTTATGTACCTACCTCAATAACAACTCGCGATGCCTACAATCTTAACGTCTATGCCGTTAACTACAACGTTCTCCGCATTATGAGTGGTATGGGTGGTCTCGCATATTCGAATTAAACATTTGAAACAGTTTTTGAAACATACTTATACGTTTAAAAATTATTTAATATTTTCAAATTATTTTCAAATTATTTTCAAATTATTTTCAAATTATTTTCAAATTATTTTCAAATTATTTTCAAATTATTTAATATTTTCGATAGTTTTAAATATTTTTTTAATATTATTTATTGTATATATGAAGTATTTAAATGTAATCTATTTAATTTTATTTTTTTATAATTAAAATATTCAAGTAAAAATATATTTGTATACTTTAATAATTACTTTATAAACTTTACCAACTAATTAATTTAACTATTTAAAATGGGAGGAGGTCTTATGCAACTTGTCGCTTATGGTGCCCAAGATATTTATCTTACTGGCAACCCTCAAATTACCTTTTTCAAGGTCGTTTACCGTCGTCACACCAACTTCGCTGTTGAATCCATTGAACAAACCTTCAATGGCACTGCTGATTTTGGAAAACGTGTCACTGCCACTATCTCCCGCAATGGTGATTTAATCCAACAAATGTACCTTGAAGTTGAAACCCCTGCTATGGGTACTGGTACTTTTTTTACCTATGGTTTTGGTAATGCTCTTGTTAAACAAGCCGAAATTGAAATTGGTGGTCAACTCATTGATCGTCAATATGGTAACTGGATGAACATCTGGACTGAACTTACAGTCCCCGAAGGTAAACGTGCTGGTTATGATGATATGGTTGGTAACAAAGCCACTAGTCATAGTCAAACCGGTTCTATTAATGCTAACGCTGCCACTCGTTTTTATGTTCCCCTTCAATTCTGGTTTAACCGCAACCCCGGTCTTGCTCTTCCCCTTATTGCTCTTCAATACCACGAAGTCAAACTTAACCTCGAACTTCGCCCTGCTAGCGAATTAACTAATGTTGGTGAATCTAGT